CTGAATGATGTTAATGGATTGAATTGAAAAGCATGAAAGCCCCGATCATTCAAGCTTGATAGCGGTAATGCTTCCAGATCACCGTGGTCTTGTTCGCCTATCAACACTTGCCAATCGATTGGCATCTTGATTACTTTGTCTGCTACTTTTAGTACAAGTGCCGGACTGTTAAATGATTCTAGAAAGATCAAGGGAATAAAATGATAATCTACATTTTGTGGATTACTATTATCTAGAATCGCAAAACGCAAATCATCAATTTCTTCTGGCATCGTTTCCAGATTATAAAATTGGTTTTCTAAGGTGAGTATTCTCATATTGTTATAATAACAGTTATTACGTGATAAGTCAAGAAATTAATAATCCAATTTCTCTACGGTGAAGGGATAATTGGCCTCTTTGTAATAAGCCTTGCGTTGTGTCAAGTGACGCTTAGCAAACTTACAACTGCTTGTAATATCCCAAATCTGTACAAAGTCTTTATCTTCTGCTTTGCGAATCCCGCGACCTATTGACTGAATAACGCGGACAAACGATTTGCCAGGCTCAATAAGAACCAGATTAAAGATACGTGGAATGTTAATACCGACAGCAGCAACGCCGTACGTAGCGACAATAATCTTATCATCACTTGTCGCAACTTCGTCATACTCTTCCTTTCGTTCGGTTAGACTAGTGGAACCATTTACGAATACAGCATTTGGTAGTCGGCTGACCAATTCTTTGCCTGCGTTTACTCTGTCAACAAGCACGAGAGTATTGCCCGTCTCGTTGACCTTTTCGATTAGTCCAGCAATAGTATCTAGTCTATTTGGTTCCTCTAATAGATGTTTCAATTCACTTTGATAGTTGGTGAACTCTACGCCATCCTTAAGCTGTACGATATTCACATGGCACTGTGCTAGAACTCCGCGCTCTTGTAATTCGCTGGCTGCGAGTTTACCAATGACAGGTCCTAGCGACACGAGCAATGATACTTGATTCAATTTTTCTTTTGGAATGGTTCCTGTCAGTCCCCAACGAATGGGAACGTTAGCAAACACGCCCGTAAGCATTGATTTTAATACATCAGCCTTAGCCATATGAACTTCGTCAACAATGACGCAAACAACGTCTTCGAAGAAGAAGTCATCCATGTTTTCTTCGCCGGCATCTGCTGTGTTCTTGAACAGATTGTTCAAGCTTTGCCAGGTACAGATTGTATGTTGCTTGCCATAGTCTTTGCGATCACCGAAATAAACGCCTACGTCAAGCCCTAAGTTGATATAGTCTGCTTCTGTCTGTACAACTAGACTCTTGTTAGGGACGATCACGAGAGAGCGTCCTAGGTGCTCTACACTCTTGGATAGAGCAGCAGTCATAAGTGTCTTGCCCGCGCCAGTAGCAACTTCCTGTAAGCTTTGAGGGTTCTCTAGGAAGTTGTTTACAATCTCTACTTGATAGTCTCGTAGCATAATGGGCTGACCGGCCATTGGGTGCTTGTCTGGCCATAATGTATCACTAAAGCTATCTTCTTTGATTCTCTCAAATTTAAGTTCCCCGTGTGATACACGTTGATCAACTAGTTCGATATCATATCCCTTGTCATAGATATAGGGAATGATATTGTCTAATAGATTTAGATATGTACTGCCAGCTAAGCTAAAGTAGCTGATCTTGCCGTTCCATCGCCCAAGCCGAACAGCCGGGAGATATCTCGCCCCCGGCTTTTCAAACTCAAACATCTTCATCAACGCACGACGATCACCTACCTCTAGGCCTTCGATCTTTACGTTAACTTCGTCTTTGATTATGATTTTTACTTCTGTCATTTAACCTCAATTGGTCGTGAATCTTGGATCACGATAGTCTTACTTATAGAACCAGCAAACAACTGTCGACCGTCTACGTTGGAAACATGTTGAATAATCATGTTCACACCATTTGGAATAGTACCAAAGTTCAACGGTCCTAATACATTCATACCATACTTTTCAACAAGAACAGTAATTTCGTCTCTCCAAGAAACAGATCGTAACCCTCTTCCAAGAATTACGTTCTCACATCCTATGTTCTTCATCCAAGCAATAGTAGTTTCTAAATCAGCCTGATCTATCTGATATGAATGATTTGAAGCAAACGTTAGCTTTTCATCATTTTCATATATTTCCGGATGAATCTCTACACCCATTCGTGTTAGTTTGAACAGGTTCTTGGGAGTAATCTCTAGATCCTTGTCAGTAATCAAACTAGCCAATACCTCATTGCTAGCCATGATTACTATCTTGTCTCCCATTTTTCTAGCAGTGGGATTCCAGACTAAGCTTTCATACTTTACAAGTTCGTTGATGATCGGCTCTAATGTATCGCAATACCTCACCGAAGAGAAGAACTTAGGTAAGATATTATAAGCAACCTTCAAGGCTAATGTAGTGAAGTTTGCTCTATAGAGTTTTTCTGTTCCGTCCCAGCTATAGGTATTGTTTTCAGCAGACCGAAATTGTCCAATGAAAGTCTTGTTGAAGGGTACCTTAATAGTGATATCGTCTCCGACTAATTTGACGGAAGCACCGGTGTATTCAGGTGTGCTTTCAACTACCATAGTCTTCCATGGTAGATCCTTTAATTCTTCTTTAACAAGACCGTTCTTGGTCAACTGTTTTTTGTATTTGCTAATCAATTTATCGAACAATTCTGCCTGGTTACTAGTAACCCTAGCATTGTTCTGTATCATGGTTTGCAGGTTGGCCATGAACTTGTAGTCATACTGACTCAAGCTAATCTTACCCTGAAGGAAGAAGTATAATAGCTGTTCTTTGTTCTTCATATCCATACTATAACACTGTCGTCTATTATTTACAAGCATATTGGCAAAAAAGCAGGGACCGAAGTCCCCGCAAGTTTGTTGAAAGGCATTTATTATTATTGACTAACTCTTACTCCAAAGTACCATAGATCAACTCTAGCGAACCAACGACCGTCATGCTTCCCAAATCCAATGCGAAGCATGCGGTTGTTAGTATCTAGGGGAATATGCGTCACTTGCATTCGGTTGATCCATCTTTGCCGGGAATACACACAGGGGCATATTGATCACACACTGTATATACCTGAGCCTGCGGCATCATCATGGTTGTCTTGCCATCAAATGACATTGGCACTAGGACGGTTTCTGTTTCATCATGACTAGCTACACATTCCATTCGCCATTCTGCATGTTCGGGGCGAGTATCACACCCCGAAAGCAGAACACACAATGCGATCAGTGCATACCTCATGCGCGGGTCATACAAGTGCTTTCAGCAAGCACCTGCCACTTGTTCGGGCTGATCTTGTGAAGATCGGCAATCTTAAGAGCCATACGGATCGAAAGTTCGCGGAGACGCTTGACATTCTTTTCCATGAAGTCAAGGATTTCTTCACCCTCGTTGTTCTGGAAGTTGTAGTCCTTGAACAGACCACCATCAGCATCACGATTGACCTGACGAATGCGAAGCAGCTTATCACGCTCGGTATCAATCGTCAGGTCGATGAAGTGACAACGACTTTCCAGAGCCTCGAGGTGATCCTGCAACTTCTTCGAACGAACATTAGCAAACTTGAGGTTCGTGATAAAGATAGCACTACCCTTGTATTCGAATGTGTTCGGGATACCTTCATCACGCAGAAGGCGTGAGTCCGAGTTCCAGCAAATACGCCGACGCTTGCCGCTGTCAAGAGCAGCCTTGAGAATATTCAGAGCAAGTTCGTCACCAAAGACGCTATCACAGTCGTCAAACACGAGGATGTTGCCCTTATCACTGTAGCGATACAGCTGGGCATACAGACCGAGAGCAGTCATAGCACCCTTTACAACTTCATAACGCTGACGCTTGTTAGCAAGCTTGTCGAACAGTGAAGCCTTTTCAAGCTGTGCTTCAACGCCGAAACTCTTGCCAACACCCGGAGGGCCCGAAACGATCATCGCACGAACATCACCTTTGATACAAGCAGCAGACATTTCATCGAGGATTTCGAAACGGGTAGCGATACGGTCCATCGCTTCATCGTCGGATTCGGTGATAGTAGAGGTTGCTGTAGCAACACCATTCACTTCAATGTCGTCCGCGCTTTCAATACGGATCTTGACCTTTTCAATCTGATGGGGGAACTGTCCTTCATTCTTGACAGTAATATAAGCGCCCTTAGCACCGTGCTTGATGCCTTCAACGAGCGTGAACTGGGTATTGATAACGGGGAGATTGCGATACTCACCCGACTTGACGAGAACAGTAGTCATAAAAAGCCTTTCAACAGCGTTTCAACAATTACTGTTTTATCAAATCGAGCGGATATTGTCAACCAAAAAATCGCCGGAACCAAAATTAATTGGAACCTTTTTCATCATCGGGCGAGGCATCAACCAAATCTTTAATAAGATTATATTGTTCAGCAGCTTTCTTAAGCGCAGGATATTCCTCTTCAAGGGTCTTGCGATCGGACTTCTTGTTAACGCTCTTAATCTCACCGTCAACAATTTCTAGAGCATAATCAGTGCCGCTTTTGACCCGGTTAATGATACGCTGGTGAGAATTAGCTACAGCACGATAGATTGAAGATGCAATAAATCTGTCAGCTTTATCTTCGACCTTTGCCATTTCTCGCAGAAATTCAACTTCGTCCTGCATTGCGTCATAAATGGTATAGGGCATTACTTATTACTTTCGTTTGCCATTGCGTAGCCGCGCTCGACCCAATTCTTGTAGCCGTCGTTACGCGGAACTTCTACCCACACGTTGGGACGATCATCATACATACGAAATGTGCCAGCTGGCAATACAACTTCTCTGTAGTTCATAACGCACCTACACTATATTATTAGATAAAACGAACAATAGCACCCAATGCATAGATACCAAGCAGACCTGCGTTCACTGACATAAGAGCAGCATCCTTCATACGAATAGCAGCAAGAAGCCAGAACACAGAACCGAGATTGAATGCGATAATATTAATCGGGTCAAAGCCACCAGCAGTAGCAAGAGCGCCGACAATAGTAGCAGCAGTACCTACCCACTTACAGACGGTGAGATAATGCTTATTCACGAAATCACGCACCACTTCGTTGACGTTCACAGTTTTCGAGTTCATCTTTAATCCTCAACTTTTCTTTCTTAAGACGATTAATTTCATCGTCGGGTCCATGTGTATGAATGAGTTGATTAATCTCCTGCTGAATCCTATAGTGCTTAGTCTTAAGCTGATCAATATGATTCTTCAACTTTTCATCACTCATAAGTTATAACATCCTTTTGTGTATTTGTCAAGCCACAATCTTCCAACCAGGCTTAACCTGATAGAAGTGTAATGTATCATACGCCCTTTCAATGTAGGCGCCCTTGATAGTAATAGGCTTTGTAATAAAGTGTTCCCAAGTAGGGATAAGAGAATTAGTCTTTTCGATACTAACACTATAACGATTTTCGTGCTTGTCCTTGAACCAATACTTGATGCTAGGACTTTTCTTTTGTCTTTCATCAAGCGAACGAATATAGGTTAGTGTAACCTCTTCCCAACTCGCTTGGCGCTTATTGATTTCCTGATATTCAGTGTCAAAAACCTCACTCGCAAGAATCAAGTCATGATGGTAGAAGTAAGGAAGCTTATATAGCATACCAAAGTATGAATCAGAAATCTTAGTATTTTCATCCCACTGAATATTAATGAACGAAGAAAGGTCTTGCCTAAATTTGCTCATTTGGCTTCCGCGTAACTTAGCAAACGCTAACTTACCTTGATAATATCTACGAATCTTAGCAGCCAGATCATAATCAGCCTCTGTAACCTTATCATAAAGATAAGAGGCGCCATGGGATAATGCTGTAAATGCGCCGGTAGGATTATAGTCCTCAGAGTTAGGATCGCTAAGTCTATACTGACAACAACTCAGGACTAATGGATCAACTTTAAATTGAACAAGAGTTTCTGGTTCTATGTCAGAGATATCCCAGATATCGTTATCTACTACAGTTGCTTTAAAAGCCTTGAGCGGTTGATTTAGTGCGATTGTTACCATATTATCAAACTAACTTATTAGAGATTAAAAATCAAGTATGTAGTTACCCAATTGAGATATCTTCCATACCAGCGGTTCTTAGTCGGACTACATGTCCTAACATAAAGTTCTTAGATTCTAATGCCTTAATAACACCAGTCCACTTATTGCGAAGCAAGGCCACTTCGTTAATCAATACTTCATAATCGATAACTTCATCTTCACCGTCAACATACTTTTCAGCGTCACGGCTTGATAGATTACGATTATACTTTTCTAGATACTTTTGAAAATGCTTTCTGCGAATTTTTCTAAGTTGAATTTCTAGGTACCGAAGCACCGCTTCAATCTCTTGAAGTTGATTGAAACGGTACTCCGTAATTCCAGGTAACGCAGCAATGTTCTTTTCAACATTACCATAAACCTTTACGTCATTTTTTGCCGAAAGTAATTCATTCTCGTAGTGAGAAATAAAGTCCGGCAAGTGACTTAAATCAGATGTTACCTTGCTATACCAGGTCATTAATATTCGTCTTCGTCGTCGTAGTCGTTGTAGTCGCTATAATCATCAAAGTAGTCATCATCATCGGTTTCATGA